CCGGAAAATTATATTGACGATTTAAAGAAATTATATAACCCTAAGTCGTTGATGGTAGAAGATCAAATTGAATTTACTCTACCTAGAGCTTACGATAGAGCACATACAAAGGAACATATACCATACTCTATGTTTTATTCAGTAATGCAATCATCTAATCTTAAATCTGCGTATGAAAAAAACTATAACTTTAAATATGATTGGGTATTTAGAATACGGTATGATTTTAATTTAGAAACCTACATTAATCTTAAGAGTTTAGATAGTGATAAAGTTTATTTACCAGACAATATACAGGTAGCTACACCAAAAATAGTATCTGCAAATGATATGTTTGCTTTTTCAAACTCTGATAATATGGATATATATGGCGATACATATAATCAGATAGATAAGCTGTATTTAAATCATCCAAATATGGATTACATTCAAGAAGATATTATAGGACATCAACTATATTATAATAAAGTTAAAATAGCTCCCTGCGCTTTTAATTGCGGTTTACATAGACTTAATAACACGCACTGGATTCGACCCCTATTACCTCATAATAATTTTAACCCAGAAACAGATATAAATGGAATTTTACAGTCAATTTGAGCAAGATAAGTGGTTATATAATAATATATTTAAAAATAAAAAAGACGGGTACTTTGTAGATATTGGAGCTCATGATGGTATACATTGTAGTAACACGTACCTTTTCGAAAAGTTAGGATGGAGTGGTGTATGCTTTGAACCATCTCCTTCAAGATTTTTACAGCTTAATAATAATAGAAGTTGTAAAAATATAAATGCTGTTATTTCGCAATTTGAAGAGGAAATGGTAGACTTTTGTGAGATAGATGGTTATTGTGAAATGTTAAGTGGTATAGTTAATAACTACGACGAGGAACATAAACGTCGTATAATTATGGAGGAACGTGTCGGTGGCGGATCAACAAGAAAAAATATAAAGGTAAAAAATTATAAATTTAATAATATAATTAAAGCTACACATATAGATATATTAGATATAGATACTGAGGGTGGAGAAATACATATTTTGAAGACTATCGATTTTAACAAATATAATATTAATATTATCTTAGTTGAATGTAACTATAATAGTACAGAGCTTAAAGATTTTTTAGATAGTAAGGGGTACAGAGAGGTTGTGAGTTTAGGGTGTGATAAAATATTTCAACAAATAAAAAAGTAATACGTTGATAAGTTATATGTACAGACTATAATTAGATATGATTATTGATCAGCAAGTATATGACGGTGATTTTATTCATAAGCGTTTCGCATATGAACAATTTCGTAAAGAAGTATCGCCTTTCGGTAATATTGTAGCGTTTCGCGCTCCAATGTATGTTAAAGAAAATCTTATTGACCTAGAAGATACATTAACTAACGATTATATTCATTCTGCAGACTCGATTAATTTCTGTTGGGAGATTCCTAATCTATGTCCTTTTGGTGCTGTGTCGTTTCAACGCTTATTTAATACATCTATTGCGCAAATACTGGCAGGTATTATTGAAAAGGATATTGTGGTTGATGGTGATGATCTTATGGTTAATGATAAGTTTATTGGATCAGATAAGACAGTGCATGATCAAGGTAAGGTAAGTGTATCGATTACATATAGTAAAGATAACGTTGCATTAGGTCATACGGGTATTAATATTAATGCTGGTGATAAGGCACCAGGATTTGCTTACTCATCAGATTTGACAGACCACGAGGCTCAAACGTTTATGACTAGAGTTATTGATCTATTTAACCGTGAAGTTAAGGATCAGTGGATTGCTACAACGAAGATTATTACTTAATGAACTTCTTTCAATTACAAAATAAATTATTCTACTCTAATAAGAATAATGCCGGGGAGCTAGATCTTGAAGGCGAGCAATCCTTTGTACCATTTCTCTTTAATAGATGGCTTTCATTTTATAGTAAAGATACACCGCAATTTGTAAATGAGACATTAAACAGATTTGGCGTTATATTTGATGACAAGCAGCGTCAGTATAGACTATATTATAACTTGATACCACGTCTAAAATTTAAGCGTATCAAATATATTAAGAAGGTTAAGAAGGAGCAAGAAGATGAGAGTAATTTATATTTAATTGCAAAAAATAAAAATATATCTGTTCGTGAACTTAAACAGTATCTTGATTAAATTAAAAACAGACCTATATATTTTATATGCCAGCTAATATCGATATACTTAAACCGCAGGAACATTTAATTGATCTATCAACTCATAGTGAGGGTGATATTGGATTACCTGATGATTTTGAACTATCATTTATATTTGATGATATTCTCTTAGTAGAATATATCGATGAAAGTGAAGAAGGAGAGATACAGCGTAATGGTATTTACGTACCTACAAATGCTATAACTAAAGCCTGGCGTAAGGCGAAAGTTATACTAGCTGGTCCAAAGGCTAAGTATACTAAAGAAAATGATATTGTTATTTTTCCAAATAATTTAGGTGTAACCGTATCTAATTTAGATATTTCTGGTAAAGGTAAAATTAAAAAGGGTGTATTTTTAAACGAAGATAGAATCTTCGGTATATGTAAACTAAAGAATGATAGTACAAAGAGCGGCTCTTGATAATATCTTACTCAACAATGTTTGTGAGTTGAGATTTGTTAGGAGAGTTCCTGTTACTGGTTCATCTCCAACAAGACGTATGCTCTGTACTAAATCTTACAGCTTGCTTAATTCAAGTAACGGTAGAATTACTCTTAACTACAGACCACCTAGAGGGCCTGTAAAAATTAATGAAGCTGCTGATAATCTTATAGTTGTTTGGGATATATTAATGCAAGATTATAGAAATGTTAATATGAATCAATGTGATTTAGTACAGCAATTTCCGGCTACTGATGAATTTTGGACATACTTTAACGATAATATATACCCTATGTCTGGTGAACAAAAACTATCTTATATGAACTCATGAATGCTTGTCTAGAAAACGTAATCGAACATATTAAACCTCATCTTTTATCTGATATAGTAATTAAGACTGACAAAAAGGTCCTCAAGAAAGGTAAGCTAATGATCTTTCAAGTTAAGCAGCACTACTTAAGATTAATGATTGAGATTGCCGGTAATCTAAAGATGTATGAGCTTCCTTACCCGTTTGATGTAAAGACAGATGATGGTATAACTACATTTAATTATAAGCTTAAGACGTTTCTTAAGGATGAAGATTTACAGCTACAAGCTAAGTTAATGGATACCTCTAGTAAATCTAAAATCTATGATAATTTAGTTTATATATTGCCTTTGAGCAGAGCTGGACTATAATAAGGTTGTGATATCTAACTTACTTAATAATTTTCCAGAAGGTTATACTCCAAATTCACAGCAAGTAAAGTTATTAAAGAACATAGATCAAGCTTTTGAAGATGGTTACAAGTTTGTTGTATGTAACGCGCCTACAGGTTCAGGTAAATCGTTTGTATCTAAGACTATTGGTAATGTTTCACGTGAGAGTTCTAAGGAATTTTACGATGTTGTTACGTCGTATCTAGCTTTTAAACACTCTCAAGGTGGTAGTTACGCTCATGAAGATGAATGTAATGAAGAAGTTCCATTTGGTTGTACTGCTTTAACTATAACGAAGACACTACAAGATCAATATAAGGATTTGTTTAGTGATATTGAAGTTCTTAAAGGTAAATCTAACTATCAATGTGATTTAGATAATAGATTTTCTGTCGACTTAGCTCCATGCTTACACCTACCTCGACTCAAAGACGAATGCTGGGCTAAAAACAGCTGCCCTTATTATGAGCAGCGTAATAAAGCATTAGTATCAAAGTTTAATACGCTTAATTATAGTATGTTCTTTTCGTTACCCGAACATCTTAAGAAGCGGCAATTTATTATTTGTGATGAAGCATCAGAATTAGAGGATCAGCTAGTAAAAGAATTTACTTGTAAAATAGATTACGGTTTCTTACGGAAATCAGATATTGATTACGTTCCTTACGTATCAACTAGATCAGGTGAAAAGTGGCTAAATACTTTAGCTGTTGATGTAGAGGAGAAGATTGATGAGTTAAAGGAAATACTATCTAATAAAAAGGATACAAGCAATAAGCGTATACTTATTGACCTTAAGAGTGAGATAATTAAACTAAGAAACCTTCACGGAAAGCTCACGTTGATTATCGATTCGTGGAGTGAGGCAGAATATGTGTTTGAAAAAGATAAAGAGGGAGTCACATTCATGCCTCTTAAAGTTGATAGACTTTCTTATAGGTTATTTGATTATGCAGATAAAGTTATCTTGATGTCAGCTACAATAATTGATCCTACTAACTTCTGTAAAACGTTAGGTGTAAAACGGTTTAAGTATGTTGAGGCAGAATCTAATTTTAGTGCTAAAAAGGCGCCAATTGTATGTAACTCTAAATATAAACTAAACTATTACAACATGCAGAAGAACTTACCGCATGTAATAAAAATAGTAAAACAGATATGCGAACATCATAAAGATGATAAGGGCATTATTCATACTCATAATAATGCAATTACAAGTGCTTTGTCTAAGCAATTGTATGGTGATCGATTTTTATATCGTGAACCAGGTGTACGTAACGAGGACATACTCGAGCAGCATTATGCGGCAAAAGATAGTACCGTGTTAATATCACCGTCAATGTCATATGGTGTTGATCTAAGAGATGATCTCGCACGGTTTCAGATTATAATGAAAGCGCCTTTTCTACCTACTAAGGATACGAGAATAGAAAGATTAATGAAGGATGATTTTGATTGGTATCAAAATAAGATGCTTTGCTCACTTATACAGTCTTGCGGTCGTGGGGTTAGATCATCTAAAGACTATTGTATTACCTATATTCTAGATGCTACCATTGTAGAGAGTATAATTAAGAGTAAACATAAGCTACCAGCTTACTTTTTAGATAGGTTTAATTAGTAAAGAGGGTTCTGATCATAAATATATATAAGGTTTGAAAAAGTATACTTACAATTTCGAGATTAAAGATTTGTTAACTCAATTTGTTGCTGCATTTGACGATACGGTAATTAAACGTTTTGATAGAAGCGGAAATACGAAACAAGAGATAGAGGTTAGATATGTCTTTGCACCTAAGCAAAGAGTAATGTATGATATTGTTAACAAAGCTCAAAATATTACTCTACCAGTTGTGACAGTAGATTTGACGTCAGTAGCTTATGATGATAAGAGAGTCTTTAATAAAATAAATGATATACATAATTATATTAACGATGTAGATAATACAAGAGTGCATATGCCTGTACCGGTTAATTTATCTATAAAAATGTCGATTCTTTGTAGGTATATGCAAGATCTAGAACAGATTATAACTAACTTTATACCTTATGCTAACCCATATATTGTAATAGCGTGGCAAGAGCCAACTGATACTGGTAATATAAATGAGATAAGAACGGAAGTAGAGTGGGACCAAACTATATCTATGACTCCGCCAACGGAGTTAAGTTATACCGAAAAATTTAGAGCTGTAGCAGATACAACTTTTACAATAAAGGGTTGGTTGTTTAGAGATAGGAACGAGATGACGAAGCCTATCTTCTTTATTGAAAATAATTTCATAAATTCATCTCCTACTTTTAATTTTAACCAGCCTATATCTAGTTTAGACTATAGCAGCTTCTTTAATGATTTATCTAGTGTTGTTGATGTAGAAACATTAAGATTATCCGCTATACCAAATATTACAAATATATACTATAATACAACAGGTTCTCAGTTAGAGACTAATCAACCTCGAACAATAAATAGATCAGTCTCTGGTTTAAATCTCTACAACTATAATATATTAGGTGAGAATTTTAATAAGACAGAATTTGTAATGTTAAGTTCTAATAATGAAACTTTAACAAATAATTTTACAGCAATTGATACAACGTATACAGGAGCTGCATCTGGGTTTTTATTACCTAGTAGCAATTTTACGATCCTATCAGATAATGTAATGAATATAACTATACCAGCGCTCTCAGGGGATGGTAAGTTTGATATAATAATTAAAAATCCAGCAGGTTGGGGTTCTACACAATCTATTGCTGGGTTCTACTTCACTTCAGAATAAATAAAAGCGATGGCCGACACTTCACCAAATCAAAATAAATCGTACGTAAGTAATGACGGACGTAGTTCTACTTTCGGTAGAAACCTTGTACAGTATATTCAAAATCGTTTGCCATATACTAGCTCTTTAGATGAAGGTGAAAGCTTAAATCCTAAGTACAAATACTTTCATAAGGCAGGAACCCGTCGTGCAGAAGCATTAGCTAAAACATCCATATCTGCATCTAATCCATATAACAATATGGCTATTGGTGATTTCGGAAAGGATACTTCCTTTTCTGATGTTATGTATGCTAGCCTTGATGAAAATAAGGGTGGTAGATTACGTGATTACAGAATAATGGCAGCTTACTCTGAGTGTTCTGATGCTTTAGATGAAATTTGCGATGAAACGATTAACATAGATGAATCCGGACATACTGCTAAATTGTTATTTGATAATATAGATTTAAGTGTTGATGAAAAGAGTGATATAGAAGACGAATTTAGCAAGTTTATCGACTTCTTTGATCTTAAAACAAAAGGCTGGCAGTACTTTAGACAGTTACTCGTTGAAGGTGAAGTGTTCTTTGAGTTAATATTGCATGAAGATTACACTAAAGAAGGCGCGTTAGGAGTAGTTAACATACCATCTGAAATTATAGATCCTGTATATAACAATATACAGAATATGATAACAAAAGGCTACATTTACAAGAAGCCTATTTTTAGTCAAACTCAACCAGATAAAGTAGAAAAGTATGAATTCATACCTATGGACGCTAATCAGGTCGTGTATGTCAACTCCGGTGTTTATAATGAAACAAAAAACTTTGCTGTACCGTTTTTAGAGAACGCTCGTAGACCTTATAGGCAGTTATCTCTTATCGAGGATGCAATCGTTATCTATCGACTTGTTAGAGCACCTGAACGTTTAGTATTTAATGTTGATGTTGGTAATATGGCCCCACCAAAAGCTGAAGCTTACTTAAGAAAGCTTATTCAGAATTACTGGTCACGTAAGACATTTGATATAGATCAGACTGATGTTGTTAAAAAGTTTAATCCACAATCTATGCTGGATGCATTTTGGTTTGCAAAGCGTCAAGGATCAGAAGGTACGTCTGTTAGCCAGTTACAAGGTGGAGCTAACTTAGGCGAGCTTAGCGATTTAATGTACTTCATTAAGAAGCTTTATAGAGCGCTTAAAGTACCAGCTACTCGTATTGATCCGGAAGATCGCACCGTTGATCAATCTACTGTTTTACGTGAGGAATTAAAGTTTGCTAAGTTTGTTATTCGACAGCAGCAGAGATTTGCAGCAGGTATCAAAAGAGGATTTATAACACATCTCAAACTAAGAGATATGTGGGATAAGTACGATCTTAACGAGCTTAATTTAGACGTTAACTTTAATGTACCTACTAACTTTTTTGAGTTAAGAGAGAGTCAGCGCTTAGAGCTTAAGGCAGCTAACTTTAACAATCTCGCTTCGAATGAATTTGTTTCCACTACTTACGCGCAGAAAAAATACTTAGGTTGGAAAGATAAGGATATATTAGCTAATAGAGAGTTTCTTCGTAAGGATGCAGAAATGCAATGGGAGCTAGGTCAAATACAAGCAGCGGGCCCAACTTGGAAAGAGCAGATGGTAGCTGGTAGTCTAGCAGGTGGGGATGAAGCTGCAGTAGGAGGTGAAGGTGGTGGTGTTGCCGGCGATCAAGCTGGTGTACCGGAGTTTGGAGGTGGTCCAGCTGCAGAAGGGGAAGCCCCAGAAGCAGAAGCTCCTGAGGCGGTTGATCCCGTTGATGAAGTCTAATTTTTAATTACCGTCATCAAAGATTAATACCATTCTTGGACCAGTTTCAAGAATTTGTATCAACGTACCGCCAGATGGTACTGTTGCTGTCATGAATGTAGAAAGGTATGCTGCTGACATGTGACCGCCAGTTACGGGAGGGACTACTGTTGCTGAAAGTGCCATATCAATATTTAATACAAAGCATATTTTTTTCTTCTATCTTTTTATTTTTATATGACTAAATAATAGTATGGCTTTAGCATGTGAAATTACACCTCTCTCTGCTTTTCTTTCAACTAATCTTAATAATAAGATTGAAACTTTTGATAGATTAGGTGATAGAATAAAACGATCGTTAGGATACCCTCTTGTATCACTCGAGATACATACCGATCAATTAAGAGAGAATATTCAAATTGCTGCGGAATATTTTACAAAGTATGCTGGTTACACACAAGAGTATCTTATATTTGATTCTGGTTTATATGAAACAAATAAAGGTTTACGTTTAGATTTACTATATACTCTTACTAACACAGATTTAGATACTAATGCTAAAAAAGTAGCAGGTACTAATCCACTAGGACCGGGTCCAGAGTTTTATGCTGAAACAGCTGAAACAGTATTTGTTGCTACTACCCCTATACTAAGCTCAATGTTTGCTAGCTCATCTGCACTATCTGCTACCTTTACTGATGGTATAGCACAATTTGAGCTGTTTGATAAGACTTTACACGACTCTATTATAGCATTTAATAACACTCTATCTAGTTCATTTACAGAAAATGCAAGAAAGACATTATCGTATCAAGGATCAGCTTCTGATGCCTTTACATATCAGAATGTATATGATTACGATGTAATGGATTATAGAAAAGTAATTGAGGTTACTGATTTTGAAGAAGGCTCATCGACAGGTATTAATACTCTCTTTACCTTAGAGCAAACATTAGCACAGCAAACATATTTTAGCTATGCATTAGGTAATTACGGTTTTGATCTTGTATCATGGTACACAATGAAAGAATGGATGGATACAAGAGAGAAGGTATTAGCAACCAAACGAGATACTAAATTTGATAATAGAACACAATATCTTAGAATGTATCCACAGCCTAAAAATCATAAATTTTATGGTGTTATATCATGTTATGTTGAACGTGCATTACGTGATGTTATAAAGGAACAATGGGTTTATGAATACGCACTGGCATTATCTATGATTACTATAGGTAGAGTTCGTGGTAAGTTTGGTAGTGTTAGTCTTCTAGGTGGTGGAGCCCTTAATTCCGACTTACTTCAAGAAGGTACAACTAGGAAAGCAGAGCTTGAACAGAAGCTTCTAGAAGGAGCTTCACCAGGTATGGGTGATAATGATCCAACTATGTTTATTGTAGGGTAATGGCAGCAAAAAAATGGCGACAGGGTCAGTTTGTACCTAAGAATAAAGGCAAGTTTATAGGTTCTAAAGCTACTTATCGTTCTGGATTAGAGTTAAAGTTCTTTAGATTCTGCGATAACAATAAAAATGTTATAAAATGGGGCAGTGAAAATGTAATTGTTCCATATTATAGCCCACTAGACGGTAGAATGCATAGATACTACGTAGATAACTATGTAGTTATTAAGGAAGGTAACGTTATTAAGAAATATTTGGTGGAAATTAAACCATCTAAACAAACCAAACCACCTCAAACAAAGTATAGAAAGAAGCAACATCTTATATATGAGCAAAAAGCTTATGTTATAAACCAGGCAAAGTGGGAAGCTGCACGAAAATATAGTAAAAAACGTGGTCTTTCCTTTATAATAGTAACTGAAAAAGAGCTTTTGTAGTGCGAACGACTAAATAAATATATGGCTCTTAAACTTAACCTGGTTGTAGAAAATCCTGATGTAATCGATAACTTTGAAATTATCGAAGAGGAGACAAATAAGAACTCTCCTTCAAACCTCTTTATAAAAGGACCATATATGATGGCCGAAGGAGTTAATCGTAACAATAGACTTTACCCGAGACAAGAATTAGAGCGAGAGGTAGCGCGTTATAACGAGGAAATGGTTATACCAGGTCGTGCTATGGGTGAACTAAACCACCCTTCTTCTGCAGACGTTGACTTAGAGCGCGCTTGTCACATGGTAACAGAGTTAACTCAGGATGGTAATATTTTTTATGGTAAGTCAAAAGTGCTTTCTACACCCTGCGGACAGGTTGTAAGATCATTAATTAATGATGGTGTTAAGTTAGGTATGTCTTCTAGAGCGTTAGGTTCATTAGAAGAAGGTACTAATCATAATACAGTTCGTAACTTAAAGCTTGTAGCTGTTGACTGTGTAGCAGATCCATCATATTCTAGTGCTTTTGTTAATGGCATTTTAGAGTCTAAGCAATATGTATTAGCACAAGATGGTAGCTACGAAGAAATTTACGATAAGTTCGAGGAATCAATTAAAACTCTACCACGGAAAGATGTTGACGCTTATTTACGTAAGCGTTTTATGAATTTTATTAAGAATCTCTAAAATTACCTATAAATAATATTATGTCACAAGAAAGAAAGAGTGTCAAAACTACTAAAAGCAAGATAGCTAATTTTATATCAGCTATTTCTGATAAAAATTACGCTTCGGCCCATAAATATTTACAAGGCGCTGTTGAGGATAAAATTGAAACACGAATCAATAACGCAACCGAAAAACCACTTTTCTAATTATGAGCGAAAACACATTACTACCAGAAAGCGTCACCGAAGTTCTTACAGAAGAGTCTATTGATACTATCGAGTCTGCCCTCAAAGATAAAGTCACGTTATCCGTAGAAGCAGCTTTAGCTCAACAAGACGAATTATATGCTGAAAAGCTACAAGAATTAGTAGGTGCAATTGATAAGGATCACACTTCTAAGCTCGAGAGAGTAGTTGAAGCAGTTGATCGTAACAATGCAGAAAAATTAATTACTGTTATTAACAAATACGAAAAAGAGATTAACTCTAGTGCTTCTACTTTCAAAGAAAGCTTAGTTGAGTCTATTTCTGATTACTTAGAAGAGTTTATTGAGGAGTCAATTCCTACAGATGCTATTTTAGAAGCTACTAAGAATAAGACCGCAATGCACGTTTTATCTAACCTTCGTCAAGTTCTTGCCGTTGACTCTTCACTTATGAGTGAGTCAGTTAAGGATGCTGTTATGGATGGTAAAACACAGATTGATTCATTAAGTGAGAAGCTTAATACTGTTGAAAAGGAGAACAAGCTCCTTAAAGAAGCTTATAATAAGACAAAAGCTGACTTACTCATTGAATCAAAGACCGCTAAACTTTCAGATAAGAAAGCGGAATACTTACGTAAGGTACTTAGTGATAAGGCACCTAAATTTATTGAGGAAAACTTCGAATACACTGCTAAACTCTTTGATAAGAAAGAGAAGGAGAGAATCGATGTTATTAAAGAAGAAGCCTTTACAAAACGCACAGTTAAAGCTGATGCACCTAAGATTGTAGAGGAAAAGATTGATACGTCAACTTCAAATCCGTATTTAGCTGAGCTAAATCGTATGAAGTAGAATTTCACCCTGAACAATGAGGCATTCGGTGCCTGAACAACCTGGAGCTAGTCTCCATGAAGGTCGAATAAAATAGAAAGAAATAATAAAATTATGAATAAACCACAATCATTTATAGATAGAAACAGAGCTGACGCACTTCTTGAGAAGTGGGCACCAGTTCTTGAATATTCTTCTGATAGCGTTAAGGCTATTGAGGATGACACAACTCGCTTAAATACTGCTATTCTTCTTGAGAACCAAGAAAAATGGTGTATCGAAGAGAGTAATTCAACAGGTGGTGGATCACTCGGTGGAGCTGCACAGGGAGGAACAATCTTCAACCCTACTAGCCAGTCTTCTTCTAGTGATACTTACGCACCTCAAGATGCACGTCTTCCAAAGGTCTTAATCCCGATGATTCGTCGTACGTTCCCTGAGCTTATTACTAATGAGATTGTAGGCGTTCAGCCAATGTCTGGTCCTGTTGGACTTGCATTTGCTTTACGTTATGCTTACCAGTCTGAATCCTTAGGAAATGGTACCGATGGTACCGGTACTGGGGCAGGCGCGCCAAGCAACAGCACCAATACTGGCGCTGGAACACCTCCTAGCGGAAATCGAAGCCAGTATGGTGGCTCCGGCAGCTTGCCGGGTGATGAACTTGGATATCAATTACTTGATACCAGATTCACCGGTGCTTCGTCTGCACAACTCTCCGGTAATGCTGATTTTGTTTATGCTGCTGAAGATGCGGGTACTGCCCAAATCTTATCTGCATTCGAAATCACAGGTAACATTCCACAGGTCGAAGTCAAATTCGAGAAGACAGCTGTTGAAGCTGGAACTCGTAGACTTGGAGCCCGTTGGTCTGTTGAGCTCGAGCAAGACCTCAAGAACATGAACGGAATTGATATCGATTCTGAGATCACAAACGCTATGTCGTATGAGATCCAGGCAGAGATTGACCGTGAAATGCTCATGAGAATGATCCAGTCTGCCCTTAATGGGTCCAGCGGACAAGGATACTCCTTCTGGAGTCCTGCTTCTGCTGATGGACGCTGGCTCGTAGAGCGTAACCGCGACTTCTATCAGAAACTTATTATCGAAGCTAACCGTATTGCCGTTCGTAACAGACGTGGTGCTGCCAACTTTGTAGTTGCAACACCAAAAGTTTGCGCTATCCTTGAGATGCTCCCTGAATTCCAGTGGGTACCTGTACAGGGTGACGTTAACACACAGCCTGTTGGAATCGCTAAGATCGGTTCGCTTGGCGGAAGATTTAGCATTTACCGTGATACCCGTACTGAAGTACAGCAAGGTGGCTTTGGCCAGAACTATGCTAGCAACAGAACGATTGAATATGCGCTCCTTGGATACAAGGGACCAGAATTCTACGATACTGGTATCATCTATTGCCCATACATTCCAGTCATGGTTCAGAGAACTATTGGTCCGAACGACTTCGCTCCGCGCGTTGGTCTTCTGACTCGTTATGGTGTCGTTGATAACATCTTCGGTGCTGACCTCTATTACCACGTTGTAATTGTTAAGGGTCTTGGTGAAGCATTTACACCTGCATCGCAGTCTGTATACTTCTAAGATTAAGTTCAAAGAGAATAAAACTGAACAGTGGGGCGAAAGCCTCACTGTTCTTTTTTGTCTTATAGACTAAATAATAGTATGAAGTTCTTAAGACTTATTGAAGCATTTAAAGAGACTGTAACATCAGCTGAGAAGTTATTTCTTAAGTTTGTTGATAAAAGAAAGAAGGGAGCTGCTAAAATAGCAGAGACAAGTAAGCGTAAAGGTGGCTACGCATTACCTACCTTCTATCACTTTAATGCTAAAGCTAGACCGTACGCTGAGTGCAGTAACCACTATGATGATATAAAGTTCATAGAAAAAAAAGGCGAGGAGATATACAAGAAGCTTAAGGGATGGAAAGATATGTCTCAAAAGCAATTTCAAGAAGAAATGGGTAAACTAGAAGTATATGGTGAAGTTTATATACGTAAAGTTAAGCCTAATTCGATAAAAATTGATTAGTATACATAAATATTAGTATGAAGTTTGACAATATTGAACTAGCAGATGGAATTTCCGGTGCTCGTGATGGACAGGGAATGAAACAAGGAGTAAACCACTATGTAACTGATAGTGGTTACGGTATTGGCATATCCGGAGACACCACCGACACAGATACAGATTATTATGTAGTGTGGAATGAGTGGCCGACCTTTACAAGCGGTAGTGGTGCCACCACCATTGAAGATGTACAAGGAACTGCTCTTGAAACTGCTCTCGGTATAACTGAGTTAGCTATTAAAGCAAAAACTACACATACAGCAAGTACGACATTAGATTTTGCTATTATAAGAAAATCAGATAGAAAAGCAGTAAGAGTTACTGTAACAGGTAATAATGGAGCTCATTATAAAGGGGGAGATACTGCTGCTTCTATTTCCGCAAAAGCTACTATTACAGCAATTGATCCTAAAGAAGGTCCAAGAACTCCAGAAACTGGTAGATTAACATTACTTGGTTACGCTTAATATAACTTAAACTTAAAACAAAAAAAGCTGAGCTATATATAGCTCGGCTTTTTTATTGTATTATTCCCACGGTAAAGCGCATAATCCTTGGGTAGTAG